ATAGGCAATCCATCTACGGCAGTCTTATCCTTAATAGCATTTCCACTATCTACAAATACTACTACAGCTCTAATACTATCCTGTAAAATACTTTCCCAATACTGTAAACGAACCAGTCCGCCAAGAAGACTTACAGTATCTTCTTGAGATGGATTAGAAAAGACTGTTACCTCTTCAACACTTGTAGGTTCAGCCGCCCTACCACTTACCTGGTTTGCCATAGTTATTTGCTCCTAGTTATATTTACACATCACCACGATATAGTCTTGCATAAGGATCAGAACCTCGAAGAGAAGAACTGTCAAAGTTCATATTCACCAAAGAAACCGTCTTGTCTGTTACATTTTCTGCAGTTCCTCCTCCACCACTATCAAGAGGAAGGAATTCAACCCTACCTGCTTTATTAGTCTCATAGTATGCTTCTTGACTAACGGCATCAATTGTATCATCAGAAGCAGCAGTAGATTTATCTCCCATTTTTAAATCGGATGACCCTTTCTTTTTCTTTTCTCCTGGTGGGAAGAAAGATTTATATAATAAAGGATAAAACTTAAGGGGATTAAGTAGATTAAGAACATTAGGAAACTTATCTATCTGACCATCCTTACCTCCAGCAAATCCCAGACCAGCAAGCCAATCATACATTCTTAAGAATTTAGATACGTCAGTAGCGATCTTTCTCCTTCCTCTACCTTCTTTAATAGAAATAGGATCTGTCTTAAATAAATTCTCTGTAAATCTACTAAATCCTCCCACCAACCAATCCTTAACTGCAGTACCTGCTTTAAAAATACCAGACAAAGTATCTTTAAGTTTCTGTCCGACAGCCTTCATACCTCCACCAAACAGTAAGGTATAAAGTAAATCACCTACGAATACACCAAGAGTCTCACCTATTAATGTTCCCAGAATAGGAATAGGTATAAAGGTTCCTAGGAATCCCCCCAATGCAGCACCCATAGTCTTAAAGAGTGCTTGTCCAACAGGATCACCTGAAAGAATAGAAACAATACCAACTACCAAAGGTCCTACAATAGGAACTCTACCAAAGAACTTGGAAATAAAAGGTTGAGCACCCTTGAAGGCACCACTAATTGCACCCGCAGACTTACCAAATATCTTTGCTGCTAATCCACCAACCTTTCCTGCTCCTTTTGCTGCTAACTTAATACCTTTACCAGCAACACTTTTAAGCTTGGCAACCTTACGAAGTTTACCTATATTCTTTATCTTCTGTACCTTTTGGAGTTTTGCTAACTCCTTTGCCTTCTTTATCTTTTTAACATTATTAAGGCGTTTGATTGCCTCCGCAGTCTTCTTCGGATGCCTTATCCTGTTCAAACCCCTCCCAATATTCTTCCCTATATTAATCACTCCTTTAACAATATTCCTAGCAAGGTTCCATGCACCTTTAATTGCTCCAACAGCAGCTTGAAATATTTTCTCTCCTATTAATTTCCAAACGAGAAATCCATTGATAAGAGTCTTAAGACCACCACTTAACTTATCAAACCACACTAATGCTTGTTCACCAAAGGTATCTCCTACCCAATTTCTTGCTTTTCCTACGAGTTTATATGCCCAATCAATAGCAGTCACCAATATATTCAATGCCATACCTACAAAATTTAATATCCATTCACCCACCCTTACCATGGTCATAATGATAGGTTTTAATTTATCAACGAAAGGAAGTAATCTAACGGTAATGAATCCTAATAAAGTATTGAGGAAAAAATTCTTCATCTTCTTCCAGAAACTCATCACTATTTTGGGTTTAGGTATACTAAACTTCTGCTTTTTATCTTTAGGTTTCTCTAACTCACCTTCTTGTGCTGCTGCATCTGCTGCTTCTTTTGCTTTTCGTGCATCCTGTCTTTGCTTTTCTTGAAGTGCAGCAGACCCTGCTAAAAGATTTTCAACCTTGATAACACTAGTCTTTATTCTTAATACAGTTCCTTCTAAATCTTGTCCTCCACCACCTCCAGCAGAAGTCTCACTAATTGCTAGAGCAGAAGATTTAACACCCATAGGAACGATAGCACTGCTCCCCGCCTTAACAAGGGATCCTCCCGTATCCTCACCTCCCCCATCACTAGGAGGTTGCTGTTGTTGAGGTTGCTTCTTCTTACCTCTTCCCAACATCTTGCCAGCCATCTTCTTGCCAGCACCTGCCACAGCCTTCTTGGTAAGACCCTTTGCAGCAGTTTTTAGAAGCGTTCCCCAAGCCATATATTATACCGATATACCTAGAGTTTTAATCTTATCCGGAGAAATCATAGTAGAAGCAGAGAAATCTGGAATACTAGTTCCAGGAGAAGATTGTGTTCTTGCTCTCTTGGACTTTGCTGCTTCTCCAGCAGCTGCTTTTGCCTCTGGATCTCCACCCGGAGGAGATATCTCCTCCTGTAATTTTTGAACTGGTGCTAATTCCATATTGGGATCACCACTATCACCCACTACCTCTCCACCACCAGCAAATCCTTGAACTTTTAAAGGTCGAGTGATCAATCCACCACCACGATATCCTCCTCTTATATTAAAATTACTGGTAGTAGATTGAAGAACTGATCCACCACCACTGAACATCATGGTAGGTCTATTAGTTCCTCCACCAGCCGCATTCATTGATGCAAGAGTACCTGCACCCCATTTACTAACAGCACCCTTACTCATCACAAACTCACCAGGAGTTAACATAGCAGGAACTGTATCTTTGTTACCGGAACCAGGAACCTGACCTCCACTTGCCATTTCTGCAACTGGTTCTGCTACCTGTCCAATCTCCTGTTGCTGTTTCTGTTCCCCTTGTTCCAATTCAGTAGGAGTGTCGTCTTTTATCTTTCCATGTCTTGCCTCCTTACGACTCATACCACTGGGAGTAGTGGTAGTATCTACTTTATTATCCCCTTTGGGACCACCTTTTAAGAAAGCAAATATTTTCCCAGTCAATCCCCCAATATATTTTGCTACATCAATAATCTTGGGAACACCCCACATTAAAAGAGCAACCACTCCCGCTATAACTCCTACAGGACCCAATAAAGGTGAAGCAAAAGCAATAAGACCTGCTACTATAGCGGGCCACCAATCCTTAAGGAACTTAAACAAACTCATAATCTTTTCTTGATTTCCAGGTTTACCAAACCACTCTAGAAATTTAACCAGTGCTCTACCTAATAACACAGTGGTTATAAAATTCAATAACTTATCCCATAAACTCTTTACGGGTTTCATTATTTTCTCACCAACCTTTTTAAGACCAGTGAATACTTTAGTTTCTAATCCCTTCTCTCTTCCCTTTCCTTCTTTCTCTTCTCCCGCTACCCGTGCATCTTCTGCGGCATCTTGCTGGGCAGCTGCCTGACCTTGCAATATCCCTATAATACTATCAACCGAAGCAGCAATTGCCTGAACTGCATTCAATAAAGCAGGAGATGCGACAGGTGATTGACTTATAGCATCTGCCTGCTGTAATGCTCCTGGTTGTCCTGCTTTTACCATGGCACTAGCACCCGTAGTATCAGCAGCGACATTCTCTGCACCACCTACTGAACTACCTCTCTTAAATGCTGCACCGGTTATCTTTCCTTTTTTAAACAACATCTTCCTCTCACCCGCAGAAAGATACTCACCCTTATCAGTAGTACCAGAACTATATTTTGGTTCAGTGGGGAGTAATTTGCTAGGCATTAGCTTCTTGTTGTTTGCGTTTTAGTTCTTCCTCCTCAAGATGTTGTTGAAGAAGACCCACATAGATGTCTCGTTCCCAAGGCATCAAATTTTCAATCTCTGTTAAGCTATATTTATGGTACTGCATCAACGCAAAATTGAGCCTGTAATAAGATTCCAGGTTCATATGCACCATAGCTACGCGAAAAAAGACGCTAAGCCCTCCAGTACCACGTCACTCTTAACTTTTGTCTTTGGATTAGTTACCTGAACCGTATGAGATAATTTAGGCATTGTCTCAAAGAAAGTTTCAATCTCCTTAAACTGAGAAGAATTCATCGACTCAAGGAAATCAGTAACTTCTTTCTTAGTGCAATCAGCAGTAGCCCAAACCTCCTCCTCATTATAAATTTTATCAATACAAGTGGCAATCAATTCAAATGATTGATCCATTTGATTACCTTCTTCAAAATCAAAATTATTCTTAATAAACTGTTCGAGTGAAGGATACTTCATCTCCATCATCAATTTAGTATCAAGTTTAATTTTATTATCATGTTTCTCATCTCTTTGAATTTGAATATCATCAAGGTCAATAACTACAGGGACTTGAGTTTCTTTATCATCAGGACAAATAATATTTACTTCCAGCTCTTCCCCCACAGACTTGCCACGAATATTAAGAAACAAATATTCAATGTCAAAAGTAGGAAGACTCTCTACTTTAATCCCTCGTGTTTGAATACACGCTTTAAGTACTGCTTTAATAGCATTTGTAATTTGCTTATTGTCTTCACTCTCTAAAGCAATTACGAGTACCTTCTCCTCTTTAACTAAGAAGGGTCTATACTTAACCTTCTGTCCAGTAGAAGGAAGTTCCAACTCATAAGTTGGAGTCGAAATTTTTGGTAAAGGCATAATATCCTAATACAATTCAGTGTATTTTATTTAGAAGAGATTTCCCAATAGATTTCCAGCAACATTACCTGCGACATCACCAAGGAAATTACTTCCTGTTAAACGAGTCACTGCAGAGTCTGCTAGATTAGCACCAATATTAGTCAATGCATTGGTATTAAATATAGACTGGGAGAACGGATCAAAAATATTCCCAATGGATGGATTAGAAAATCCCCCAAATCCTCCACCAGGTTTCACCACATATCTAATGTAAGTTAATGATACATTACATTTTAATAATTGAGAACCATCATAAGAAACTGGCATTGAAGTGATAGCAATAGGCCAACTCTTTACAAATTCATATTCAAGTAACTGTCTATAATCTTTTTCAAACTTTTTAACTTTTAATCCGGTTGAAGTATAAGTATCAGGATATCTCATTCTATAGAAATAATTTTCATTCAATGCCTCTCTAGAATTTTCATTAGTAATAAATGAAATCCAAGATTCAAAAAATCTAATAGGAATATAATTCTCTGCGTCTACATAAAAACTTAAATCAATACGATCATCAAACATCCTACGATAAGCATGTCTCTCTGTAACTCCTGTAAAATCATTATTGATTTCAGTAGTTGCCAATTGAGATCCAGGCAAAGTGGCTTCCGCACACATCAATAACAATCTCTCTTCCCTCGTTCCCAACTGTCGTCGCAAATCCGTAGGGAGTCCCAACTCCAACTCAAAATGAGAAGTAGTAGCAGGTCTTAACAAATTAGATTTAATTTGTGCTATAGACTTTGTTCTAGGCATTTATAAATATTTTTACCTTATATATTATGTATGGCCGAAAGCAAGAAGAGTTTATTCAAACCATCTAAACCAAAGAAATATAAAGGAGATCCTAATAACATTATATGTCGTAGTTCTTGGGAGAATAAATTCTGTAGCTGGTGTGACCTAAATGAAAACATTGTAGAGTGGGGAAGTGAAGAGTTTTGGATACCCTACCGTGCTCCTGATGGTAAGACCCGTCGTTACTTTCCAGACTTTATTATCAAAGTAAAGGAAAATACAGGGAGTCTTAAAACTTATGTGATTGAAGTCAAACCTGCCAAGCAAACACGTCCACCTAAACCTAGAAAAAGAGTGTCCAAATCATACCTTTATGAATGCAAAACCTATGCAATGAACCAAGCAAAATGGGAAGCAGCAGATGCATGGTGTAAAGATAGAAAGATTGAATTCAAAGTCGTGACTGAAAGAGAACTAGGGATTCATCACTAATGGCACGTAAAACACTTAAACAAAGAAGAGAAAGAGACTTGGCACGTCTCCAAGAAGCTCAACAAGAACTGGGTATTGAAGAAGATAATCAGGAGAAGGAACTCGAACTAGAAAGAAATCCTACTGCCAGAGTAGAAGAACTTAAGAGAGCAGTTGCCGAAGCAAACACAACTGACCCTGAAGAAATAATGCTTATTATAATGGAGATCTTTACTATTGAAGTTCTCTATCCTGAACCCGGAAAGTTTTATACCTTTGTATATAATGCAAAGACTCCCAATGAAACCTATGATCAGCATCCATTGATTGCCTGTATGGAATTATTCCGATGGGGATTCAGAGGACTTAACTTTCACTGGCAAAAGTATAGAAATTATACATGGGAAGAAGTATCAGGTAAACTTCATGTAGTAGAGTTCCAAGAACTTGATGAGTTACTTGCATTACAGTATGGAAAATTCCTCCTAAATAATTAAAAAAATATCTAATGGCAGAGCAGACCAGCAAGATTAGTGTTACTAATATCAGTGTTCCTAAAGGAGCATCGAGCGTTCGTAAAACTACGAAGAAAATTTATACTGCCACAAAATTAACCGGTCCTATTGATACGGACAATGGAAAAGTAGAATATAAAACTGAAATTATAAGGTATGATGATGCGAAAGGAAATAATGGAGTAACTATTGGTGAAAGAAATAATACAAGTGGTAAAATAATATGGAATAGTAATGCATCCACCAATGAAAAGAAAAATGGAAGCAGATTAGGAAAAACTTCTGCGAGTCAAATTAGTGATGTCAAAAGATCTTTTGAGAATCTTAATTTTGCAGAATTAACAGGGTTAAATAGTGCCGCAGGAAATAGAAACCTTTTTGTAGGTTCTGGTGATGATGATCCTAATCCTTCTACTTTTCAATCTATAGTAGGAGGAGCTGCTCAATCATTTTTAGGTGGCGGTGGTGCATTCAATAATTTATTCGGTCCTAAAAGAGGTTTAAAACGACCAAGACAAGACTATAAAGGTCCCAATGGACCATTAGTATATCCCGTTACCTTAAGACAATCCGACCAAGACTATATTAAGTTTGATATGCTTAAGTATGTGGCAAAAGGATTCGGAGCAGCTGCAAATAACATCAGTGGAATTGGTAATAAAAGAGAAACTAGTAGCAGAACAACTCTAGGTACTGTGGTTCTTCCTATTCCTGGTGGTATTACTGATACTAATGCTACTCAATGGGGTGAAGAAAATATGACGGTACTAGAAGCAAACCTTGCTAATGCTGCATACAAAACAATTAATGAAGGAGCAGCAGGAGCTGAAAAAGCACTGAAAGGTGCTGGTGATGCTATCAAAGGTGCTCAAGGTGATCTCAAGAGAGCAGTAGGAGCATCCTTTGCTGGTGCTGCTGCAGGAGTAGGAGATCAAGTCCTTACTCGTGCTACAGGAGAAATTCTTAACCCAAATATGGAATTACTTTTCAAAGGACCTTCTCTACGACAGTTTAGTTTTCAATTTAAACTTGCACCTAGAAGTTCCAAAGAAGCCGAAACGGTAATTGCTATACTTCGTTTCTTTAAACAAGGAATGTTGCCCATGAAATCCCCATCCAATCTATTCCTAGAATCTCCAAACACTTTCAAACTTGGTTATTATCACAGAAATAGAGAACACAGATTTATTAATAGATTTAAAGAATGTGCGTTACAAAATGTCACTGTAGAATATACCCCTGATGGTAACTATGCCACCTTTGATGATGGTGTTATGACGGCTTATACTATGACCTTATCATTCAATGAACTTGAACCTCTATTCAGTAATGATATGGATGATGGATACACCAACGTAGGTTTCTAAAATGTCACATTCATACTTTAAACAAGTTCCTAATTTTGAATACGTCAGTAGACTTCCTGACGCAAAGATATCCGATTATATTACTGTAAAGAATCTCTTTAAGAGAGGTAAAATAGCAGATGATATCTTTCAAGACTTGACTTTCTTTACCAAATATCAGATTGAAGGTGATGATAGACCAGACAATGTTGCCTTTAAAGTTTATAATGATTCCACTTTAGATTGGGTAGTTCTTCTGTCTAATAACATAGTGAACATTCAAAGTGAATGGCCATTACTTCAAAATGATTTTGACCGTTACCTATTAGATAAGTATGGAACCTATGAGAAATTAAATGAAGCTCATCATTATGAAACTACAGAGATTAAAAATGAAGATGGAGCAGTCATAACACCTGCAGGTTTAACAGTAGCATCAGATTATTCTGTAACTTATTATGATCCTGCTACCGGACAAGAGGTAACTAAACAAAATACTACAACGGAAGTAACTAATCTAGCATACGAAGAGAAGAAAGAAGATGCAAAGAGAAATATATTCTTACTTCAACCAGAGTATCTTAATGTCATTAAGGATGATATGAAAAATATGATGCCATATAAAAAAGGTTCCACTGAATATATCAGTGAAACCCTTAAGAGAGCAGAAAATATTAGACTATATTCTTAGTTACTCTTCAGCTAATTTCTGAAAATAACTTAAAGCATCATCTTCATCTGCACTTGATGAACTTACTGCAGCAGTGACTGTTTCTTCTGCCTTACGAGTCTTAAAGTCAGGAGTAAATGTTCCACGACCTTCACTCTCATTCTCAAGTTCCTCATCTATACGACGAGCAGGTTGTTTCTGTCCTAAAACATACTTCAAACGCTTTTCAAGATCCTCATAAGACTTGAACTGGTCAGGAGCAACTACAGCAGCAAGAGAATACTCTTTACCCCATAATGCTTCTAGTGCATCCTCATCTTCAAGGAGAGGTGATACTACATCGAACTCTGACTTGTCATAGTTCCAGTAACCATCCTTCTTAACAATTTTCAACTTGAAGTTTGCACCTTGCCAGAAGTCAAAAGGAT